TGCGCGTCTTCAGCGGCCGCGCGGTATATGGCTTTATTGGTCACAGTGGAGGAATTTTCCTGCCACTGCAGAGCCATATACGAAACTAAATTGTATAGGTAATTGCTACTAACTTTGGTAGCGCTGTCATAATCACAAACATTCAAACGACTAGGATTGTTTGTGAATTGAGGTAGAAGTACCTCAATACCATTAGGACTTTGCACGAAAATAGCGGGGTTGGCGGTAGTCATAGTGCCAGTGGCAGATGACACACCAGGTTTGGTCCATAGGTTGCTAATAGATGCAGAACTGGTGGCAAAACCAGTGGCCAGAGTAGTTCCTGCGTATTGCATGGTACAGCTAGCTCCAGCCTCTAAAAGATCAAAGATCTGCCGACTATAGTCAACTTGACTAAAGACGCTATTAGAAGTATTGATAGATATTCGCATACCACCTCGGGCTAAACCATAGCCTGAGGCGATAAAGCTATACATATCACCTATGACGCAACCATTTGTTAAAAGAGAGGTTGCGGTTCTCAAATATCCAACTCCCCATGGATACATCCTAAAGCCAACACAAGTGTCCATAGTGGCTTGATTAAAATAGCATCTGCTATATCTTGATATGAGTTGCTTGACACTAGTGAACTTTTCACCAATGCTGTACTCTTCAATCATAGGAATTGTACTGGTGTCATTACCAATGACACCTACTGCCTTAGTATTCGGTTTGTCACCGCTCTGAGGAGTATAGGGAGTTAGAGAAGGATTATTAGATATTGCTACTTCATAATCCTCAGCTCCAGCATAATATACTAAAATATCAACACTAGAGTTGACAGTGTTAGGAGCTTGAAGAGTATTCAAAACCCTAACTTGCAGAGTGCCCATATCAAGATCGAACTGCTGCCAGGCACTTTGCAACATATATGGAAGTGTCATCTCAACCTCAGTGACTTCACGAATATCAACAATGGCTCTCATTGAATATACGGATGTCGCATTGGTGGGATCAGTTCCAAGAGCAGCTTTTGGAGACCACGTAATAAGTAATCTCCCAGAATGATAATCAGTCTTAACAATCTTAAAGATAACCTTAATACCACCACGATACCGCCCAAAGGCATTAGTAACGTAGGCAAAAGGTGGAAACGTACGATATATAGCAGTAGCTGGTGTACCCAAGCCATTGCTATACTGATTGTACAATAAAAGAGGTCCCACCGCTTTCTTATATAAAGAATCACCAACATTTGCAGATGTAGCGAAAGTAAATGTGGTAAGGTAGGCGGGGATACTTTTAACATAATTCCAAGACATCTCATCAATATCAGTGCCTGCAAACCCTGGCAGGACGCTAACAGAAGGATCAGCAGTAATTGAGAGAGGTTCTGCTTGAGAAGTCCCCTCAGAATTACCAAAGTTGTGGAAAGGACGTAAAACCATAAACTGGGCTGGAGTGGTAAGATTGGGTTTAGACCACCCAAAAGCACTAGCCAGATCCGATGAAGCTCGCAGAACCCAGGATGCAGGTTTTGCAATAGAAGAGAGCAATGGTACTCCAGCAACGGCCTCTGCGGCTCTAGAAGCGTACTTAAGAGCTGTAGAAATTGGTTTACCTTGAGAAATGGCCTCTTGCTCAGCTTCTGAGCTAAGTTTTTGAGTCCTCCGTTTTGGTTTGTCTCCGGACTGAGGAACCAAAGGAGCGGCGAACTCAGCGTTCAAAATAGAAATGAACATCTGAACCTCAACTCCAGTGGAACCTGAAGTTCCAGTAGCAAGCACTGATAAGGGGGTAACATAAATTTTACCCCAATCTAATATAGCAGAGGTCACATTCATCCATGGGTCAGGACCAACCCAGGGAATTTCAATCTCAGCACTAGTGTCCCGACAATCCAACTCAACATTGGGGGCCTGGGTTCTTTGTGTAAGATCTATAGTATGTGCTGCTTCGTAGGATAGTGGACTTGCCTGCACAAAAGGCAAAACACTCATTAACAAGCGCCCAGCTTGAAACGGCTGTGCGTTAATGACAAGTTTAACCTTAAATGTGCCCCTAAATAAGTTATAACCTAACAGCTTAGCTTGCCAAGCAGGAACACCTGGAGCATTAGCTGTGGTATAAGTCATTATAGGAACATTAATCACATCCGAAGCTGTCCATAAATATGAATTAACTAGATATGGTTTTGCTAAAAATGAGCGAATGCTAGGTTCGTCCACAGGTGATACTGAAAGTCCACTGACCCCAGACATAACCTTGGGGAAAGTGGTTCTGACTACTTCAGCATCATCCACAAAAGTGGTGGTGATTTGTTGTGTAATCTCTGAGGAAGGTTCACCACCATGGTTTCCCATCCTTTCTACAGGAGATTCGTTATTTGTATTATTGTTTTCAGTGATTCAGTATATTCACAGTGGGAGATGAATCAATTTCCACTGCTATCAATTTAAGGGATATTGTGGGACTGCCACGGTGCATCCCTAAGCTAAATAGCCCACACCTATTTGTCCTGATCTACGGTTGTTTTAAAATTGAAACTATACAACTTTCGCAGGAAAACCAGCTAATACATAGCTGGAGTGGTCCGTATCTTAGCTCTACAAGATCTGTGAGAGGTAAAAGGCGGAGGTTTGCCATAAAATTTGATACTTGCATCTATGAACTTAGGTGCATACTTATCAAAATATGACGGTGAGTGCAAAGACAATTCGTACAAAGCCTGTGTCAAGACTTCATATTCATTATCAGGAGGGGCATTTCGTTTTGTCCAATACGGCATTTCCTTAATGGTATCAATATCAAGAGGGGCCAAAACTGTTTTATCAGCTACATAAAAACCCCTCTTAAGGAAAGTACAAAATTTTAAATCACGATATTGGGTTCCCAGGGGGGTCTTATCAGCGGCAGTATAGGAATACCCCAAATCCGAAAGAACTTGAGCAACTTTACCAGGCGTGACTAAATCTCTTAGCGTAGCCCTAACCGACCAAATATTATCATCCCCAAGTGCTATAAAACGAGCTTCTTTTGATATTAATGAAATTATGTGAACATAATCCTCTTCCACTGCTATCCGGTGATCCTTACCACAAGCTGCCCCAACTATAGCATAACGTAACAATATATTATTGCCTATAGTATTAAACATGGTAGTAAAGAAACTACCAGAGGGCATAGAACCTGCAGCACTCCAAATTATTCCATCACACAAGTACTGTGGATTCAATAACTCTTGAGAAAACACTTTCCTAACCATTGTATCTACTTCAGGACATCCTTTATAATAACTCTCAGCAACCCGAAAACACATACTATGTAGATTCTCAAGTTCTTTCTTATCATACTGAACATGATCTCCATCAATACAGGAAGCATCTCCATTCAGAATATATCTGTACAACATAGCCCATTCTTCACCGTAAGGATTAACTCCTACAGCGCTACCATTAGCTATGCGATTGGACATCATCCATCTGATAAAGTCGCCGAAGTACATACGACAAGCAATAAGAAAGGCCAAATCTGTGCCAGAGATCATACGAGTCTCCCCGGTCTCATATTTAGCTAACTTCCTACGTTCATCCTTAAGGAAAGTCATAAAAGCATGTTTATCCCTCTCACCCATCTTGGCTTTTTCTATGATCAACATAACCTGCTCCTTAAGCTTTTTGCAAGCAGGTGTCTCAAAATCATATGGTCCATCTTTGCCAAAGAAATCAGTTTTCCCAGGGCCCTCTGTGTACATGCACAAGGGGTAACCCGGACTAGTTGAGCGAGGAATACCCTCACAGAACTCAATACCAGGTATTCCCTCAACTGCTTCCTCAAAAGTCCACAAACGTGGTTT